AATCATTGTCCACCTAAGCACGCTGACAGAGTGGTCGAGAGGTGGAGGAAACTGAAACCAGGTGAATTGGATTATGAATACCGGCGCCAACGCTTGGACAAGGATGATGTCAGCCCGACAATCCGAGCGGGCGGGAGTCTCGGCCCGAGCGGAAAGCACCTAGCTGGGTTCCATCCACCAATCCACTATTCGCTACCTCGGCAATTGACGGTTCGAGAGGCAGCCAGGATACAAGGATTTCCAGATGATTGGGTTTTCGGAGGCTCGAAGACCGCCGCCGGCCGCCAGGTAGGAAATGCCGTTCCGCCACCATTAGCCAAAGCAATCGCTGAGTCAATATCCAACAAATTGCAATTTCGGAGAAACAACGATGATCATCGTTAAGCGACAAGGATTTATGCTTTGGACGCAAGGCATATTGATGGACCGAGACCGCGAAGGGAACGTGGTCATTGGGGATGACACGAAGAATGAAGAGGCAGAAAAGGCTCTCGAACGAGGCGAAGAGATTGGGCTAACTATCAATGGCCGATTGGTATCAACGATGAAGCTCGAAGACGGCGCGTTTGTGGAGAAATTGTACAGCGCCCCGAAGGTGAAGACGAAGAAAGGGAAGAAATGACTACAACCAAAAAACACATATGGGAACCAATAGAACACGAATTCAGACGTACTGTTTCCATATGCAAAAGATGCGGAATTCGGCGCCAGACAATATCGTATGGTGGACGGTGGCCGAATGTTAGTTGGAAAACCACATACATCGTGAATGGCAGAGAAAGTCGCACAGCAGGGCGCTGCATGGCTTTCATGGATTTTCACAAATGGAAACATCGAGAAGGCGAACCTTGGATGCATTGCGTGGTGTGTAAGGCGCAGATGATGACAACATTGGTGGCCGCTGGAAAGGAATCCAAGTCAACACTCTATTTTCGAAAGTCACCTGACGACAAGTGGTCCAAAGGGTATTTGGGCTGTGAATCAGAACGAGTCTCAGCGTTGAAAAAGATGGCACCGGGGACAACGGTTGAAGTCAGAATGGACGACGACACCACAATCAAAACAACGACCAAATCCGAGCCATGGGAAGCCTACGCAGGGCAGTGGTTGGTTCTGCTCGAAGGGTTCTCAGCCGGGTATGATCTATCAAGGGTGACACCTGTAGTTGATCAAGGGTGAGGTGATCAAGATGAGATTGGTGAAACGAGGGAAGAAGCATTGAAACTTCAAGTGATGATGGTTGACAAGATTGGCACCGATATTGCTCTGTTCCACCAGAACGAATGCGTTCCATTTCGTCGAAGGCAAATCACCATAGAACTCACTCCAGAACAAATTGATGAATTGAAACCTAGGCACACAGGAAATATCAACGGGGATGATTATTTCGAGGAAATAGGGAACGTGTGGATCGAGGACTGATAAACGAGTTGAAAGAGAGGGAGTGGTGATCAAATTCATAGGGATCGATTCGTCCACAGACACCAAGTCTGGATTCCAAATAGGGCACGCTCTGATGTGGGTAGGCGACGGTTCCAAGCCAGGCGTGTTGTTTAGGTGCAAAACCGAAAGAGCGGTGTCAGAAAAAGATGCCGATGAAATGGTGTCTTCGGGAAAATTCAAAGCATTCTCGGACTTGCTCGAATTGGACGAAAACAAGATCCAAAACATCCCGAGACGAGAGTTGTATCTAGCGCAGATTACCAGAGAGTCATTGGAGGCGTACGGCGAAGATTTCCTGTTACGTAGTGCGCTGAAAGAGATGGAACTGGAAGTGACAGCAATTCACAGTTGGTTGGATACGTTCGGTTGGAAAACAATACTGTTGCGTGGTGTGAAAAAAGGTTCTGTCGACATCCAACCCTATGACCGAACGCCAAAGGACATGAAGATGAGATTGGTGAAACAGAAAAAGGTTGGGCAATGTGGTCCGGCGTGCCTCGCTATGGTTACGGGGATGACGTTGGAAGAGGTGATGGAAGAGGTTGGGGATGTTTCCTACGGTCTCAACGACGCACAAATGGTGGATTTCTTGATGAAGCATAACATTCCAGCCATTTCCTCTACCATATGGCCTTCGGCGGCCATTCCAGCCATCCTCACAGTACCATCGTTGAACCATATTGGCTTGCTCCATTACGTTGTTTGGGACGGGGAGCGGTTTCTAGATCCTACGATGGGCCAAAAAGAGTACCCGGGCGATGCTCATGTATTGGAGAATGGTCGGGAAATCATCGCTTGGGCAACGGCCATCCTGATTTGGCCCTATCCTGTAGTTGATTTCCCGAAATGAAAGGGTGTTTTGATGTCCGGTCACATGGAGACAATTGAAGGCTTTCCGATATTCATTCCAAATGATGTCGAGGAGGGAGATGGCTTTTATGTCAGTTACAACTCCCGTGACGTTGCTGAATATGGCAGCGATACGACGGCGCTGGTGGTCGGACAGATGGAACACTTTTACATCTTGAACGGGGACCACAGAAAAGCATACGCAAAGCTCATCCCAGAAGGGTTCGAGGCTTGTAAACGGTATTTTGATGAAAACGTGGCTTTGAAGAACAAATACAGCGAATGTGGCACCCATATTTGGGGGAAAGTAGACCAAAAGAAGCGATGACTTTCACAAAAGAGGTCGTGATTTGGTGCGATAATTGCTGTCATTGGGAAAGAGTAAACACCAAAAATGTGCGAAAAGCCAGAAAGGTGCTGAAAAATAGCGGTTGGAGTAAGGATTCGCACGGCCACGATTATTGTCCAAATTGTACAGACAGAGAAGGGACAGCGCGATGAAGATGACGTTTATTGGATTGGAGGGCGGATGCCCCGATGATGTCCCTGTGGTGTTTGGAGCAGCGGCCGCAAAAATCGAAGACAGCGACCGCGTGACCAATTGCGTCACGTGGATGGAATTGTCGGAGAAGCGCTTTGATGAATTGGTGGAAGAGGGACACGCTACGCGAATCACTCCAGCAACCCTCGAAGTTCCAGAAACAGTCAAATTGGAAAAACTCCAAGTTTTCATCGCTCGAAGATTGAAGAACGCGAAGAACTATGGGACAATCCGTTGGGAAACGCAGATGAGGTTAAACCCCACCATCAACCGCCACATCCTCGGAGAATGGGTAGACGACCGAGGGGACAGGTTCATGGTTGTTGATTCGATTATTGCTGTTCCGCCTGACGAGAGCATGGTTAGGTAGGGGAGAAGATAAGGGAGTAGAGCGCCATCGATTCTTAGGTGGAAATATTGCGAAAGAAACGTGTGAAAGAAAGAGAGAACGAACGATGGAAGAGGTGAAGATTGAATTCGGGGCGATCGCGAGAGAAATCCAACACGCAATCGACACCGGGGCGGCCTATGGGCTGGGGAAACAAATTGGAAAGGGAATCGTCGAAGAAGTGAAACCGAAGACACAGAAATTGCTCCTCAATGCTCCGAATGAAGAAGGTTGGCAAATCGACTACAGCCAATTGCAAGAGATCACAGAAAACTCCAATAGGAAGAATTGGGCGAAATTCGTATCATTGGAAGAGGTGGAAGACGTTGCGCTGGCGCTGATGGAAATGGGATTCATCGAAGGGGTTCAACTCTCGGAATCGAGCGGTGGCCCGTCTAAGCTCAAGCCAAAGAAATCCAAGAAGGGGAAGCACTCCAAACCATGACCACTAAGACAAGGTCAGAATTGGAGCGTGAGACGGGCATCCCATGCCTCGAATACGAAGAGGGCGAAGGATATGGAGGAGGGTTGAACTGCGAGTATTGCGACGCTAGCGTTGAAGGGGATTGCGACGAGTGTGTATTGAACGGCGGAACGAAAGACCCCAGAACGTGGCAAGAATACACTCCAACCAATCCCGAGAACGCCAAATAACATAGCCGCATTACCACCCACGTAACCACCCACATAATACACCAATTAGTACAACCTACCATTATTACAATCCACCTAGACACAACCTTATGGTATATCGGCCATATCCAATATCCATCCAATCGACACCAATCCCAACCACCCCACACCGCGAAGAGACGAAACCACCTAACGTGTGAAAAGAAGCATAGATGATTGGAAGGACGCCATACCAATCGAAACCAATCACCAATACCAAAACACCCACCCATCCCCGTTAAGACCATCCCGAGGCCTAAAGGATGACGTGTGAATAGAAGAGGAATTGAATGGGCTTCCGACCCCTCCAGACCTATAGGGGCAGAGGGAAGAAAGGAACGAGAGAAGGAGGGAGAAAGCCCCGTAAGGAGAAGAACGAATAACCCATATAATACAATACGAAGTAGAACGACGATAGGAGTAGAACGTATACGTAGGAGTAGAGGAGAAGTAGGGACAGGAGAAAAGGGAATTGGAAGTTGAGGAAGAGAACGTGTGTTGTAGGGAGCGTGTGAGCGTTGTGGCGTCCCGCACACATGTGCCACACCACATCACCAATCGAAAAACCAATACAAGTAACGCGCCAACCACACATCCAGCCAATCGGCGTATGCTCCAATCACCAATCCATAGTGCTCCAATGCTCCAATCGTTCGTACGGCGTATTGGGGCGTGTATTGGTTTACAACGAACGTTGTAACGTCGAAGTGATGCGCCAGCGCATACGGCCGGATCGAATCTAGATCTAGATTCTTATTGCTGAGCCAACTCCAATTGGAGAGCCATCGTGACCGCTAGGCCACCGGCTCTACTACGTAGTAGAGTACATCCCCGTACAAGTGGCTGATGGTTGGAGGGCTTGGTGATGGGAAAGGTTGTTGTGGTGAAGAGAATGGCGCATGTAGCATCCGCGTTTCTGCGTTGGTTGATAGCATTGGGGCGTCGATTGGCCGCTAGGCCTGTGGATGAGCGTTGGAACGTGTGTGGCCCCACCCCCACTGGCAGCGAAACCGAGGGGTGTGGTGGTCGCACTGCCATGGCTGGCACGCCCACACCGCACAACAATTTCGCCAAAAACACCAATAACCAATCAGCCAATAGTGCAAGCGTTGGAACGTCAACCAATCCAAGCGTTGGAACGTCAACCAATCCAAGCGTTGGAGCACCAACCAACCCTGCCACCGAAGAACCAACCAACCCCGCCACCTCCACACCCCCGAACCCCATCACCCTCACATTCTCAGACCCCGAGGCCGCCACCGCTACCATCAGAGCCGCAATCACATCCATCGAAGCACTCACGAAATGGTTCAACGCCCATGACCCGAGACCGTTTACCAATGGACCGACATCCCCGCCATTTACACCATTCACACCCACACCAGAAATCGAGAAAAAGATTTGCGTGAAAGGAGAAAAACCAATGAACAAGAAACCAATACCGAAACAGTGGTCCAGTAAAGTGGACAAGACGAAGGTCCATCCAGCCCTCGTCGAGGTGGTCACACTTGCTCTCGATGAACTCGCAGCCGAAGATGTGTACTTTAAGGTGTACAGCGGACTGCGAACATTTTCGGAGCAAGACGCCCTATATGCCCAGGGGCGTACGACTTCGGGAAATGTTGTGACGAAGGCGAAGGGCGGGCAGTCGATGCACAATTATGGATTGGCGTTGGACCTGGCGCCGTATAAGCCCGGGAGTGATTCTGAGGTTTATTGGCCTGAGCCTGATAAGAAGAACCCGGCGGGGTGTCCTTGGTATCGATTGGAGGCGGCATTGGAGAAGGCTTCGAGATACCTGGACGAGAAGGCCCGGGGTGATGGGGTGGATGGTGATGGATTGGAGTTTGAGTGGGGTGGGCGTTGGAGATTCCGTGACGTTCCCCATTGTCAGGTCCGAACGACCATTGCTGAGCTCCAATCGGGCTACTATCCTCGGTGTGCGGACATGGATTGGAGTGTACGGGCACACCTCGATTGGCTGTGGGGTGGGGATTGGATGAGCCGTCGTGTCCAATGCCTGTTAGGCCGTCTCGGGTATTATCCCGGGGCTGTCGACGGGGACATTGGCCCACGCTCCAACGCCGCAATGGCGCAGTTCCGTGAGCGCGAGAAGTTGCCGCGCGAGGGCGAGTTGTTCACGAGGGTGGCGGTGGAGGAGTTGGTGCGCGCGGAGCACCAACTAGCTGATGGCGTTGGAGGGTTGTGACGACGAGGTGGTTGTGCTGGAGCCGGAACAGAGGGCTGCGCTGATCGAGGCGGGCTTGATGGACGTGAGGCTCCAGCGCTCGGCCACCGGCGCCACAATCCATCGCATCAACAACACACGCCAGGTGCTTCGGTCATACTCTGAGATGTTGCGTTCTTCGGCCGACAGCGAAGAGGCGCGCCTGAACCATCGGGAATTGCTCGCTGCCATCGCCCGCGCATGGGTGTTGGTCGATTCTTCGCGTAAGTGAGTCAGCGTCGCTTCGCGCCGCGCGAAAGAACGAGGCGGCGAGCGGGCTGGTGCGAATCAAAGCCAATCCCGCTGGTCGCCAGTTCGTGCCATGGTTGACCGCTCGCCAATTTCGAAGGGACAGGCGAAAGATGGTTGTTTTGATGCTCATCGGTGCCGTGTTGGTTGTTTTAGCGATCGTCGTCATCACCTCCTTGATCTGCACCCCGTTCGCGTACTATGGTTTTTGTCAAAACTACTTGACCAATTGAGTCACCAAGGAGAAAGCAATGGCAAATACAGTCTATCACATATGTGCGGAGTGCGCTGACACCATTGACAATGAAACGGAAGTCGTGTGTGAGCAGTGTCACTATGGATTCTGCGCTTCGTGCTGTGAGACCAACGGCATCTGCGGCGAATGCGTAGACCTCGAACAGCAACAGAACGAACAACAGAGCGATTGATCAATTCGAAGAGCTCATAAATTCAATACACAAAGGAGAAAAAGACCATGGTTGATCTCGGAGACAAAGAGTCAGAGAGGATTGCGTTGAAATATGGGGTGAAATTCGGGTTGTTCTTCGCGGCAGCCATTGTCTCGAATGCCCCGGGCGTAGCGCCGAAGGATATGGTCATTGCTGAGTTGCTGTTGGAGCTATCGAACGACAAAGAGAAGATAGAGCCAATAATGGCCGTAGTGTTGGACGACTTGAAGAACGGGAAGTCAGACGGCAAGAAATTCATCCAGCTTGTGTTGGATATCCTGGGAATTAAGCAAGCGCTTCCACCAGAATCCGAGTGATTCAACTGAAACATCCAATTGGAGATTTGACGTGGGAAACAAAAAGAAACAACACAAACCAAGCGGCCTTACAACGGGAAAGGTGGATTTCAAAATCGACCAAATCGAATGCACATTGTACTGTGAAGAAGGCGCGTTTTTCGTACACTTTTGCGATGAAGATAGTGGAAGCGCAGTTTCTTTCGAAAATTGTACGGAAGATATGCTGGATTTGTTGGAAGAATTCATAAAATTAGCAAAAATCATGTTTAACAAGAGGCGAGTGTGAATTGTTCGGTAAAATATTTTGGTTGTTGGGTCGATTTTGCTTGACTTCCAATTCAATTGGAGTTACAATCTATTTATACGTTGAAGGAGAACCGGCCATGAAAAACATCGACGTCAAAGAAGAAGACATCGGCAAAAAAGTCATTCTTCCTGCTGGAACGAGATATGTTTCAAGAATAACCGCAGAAGGCACGAGTTATTCTCACACCACAAGCGAAGTTGCTGCTTTGGTGGTGGCGCCTGCCGACGCTGATGTTGAAGGTGATCTCCCGACGTTCCAATTTGGTGGCGAATTCAGACTGGTGGATTTGGGATGAAAGTCAGACACCATACAGAAAACGTCAAGGCTGATCCGTATGGATGCCCGTACGAGGGCTATTATGTAGGCGCCATTGACCCGTGTGGTGATTTGTATCTGATGTCTGGGCCGTACTACAGCCATGAAGACGCCGCGACACGATATTGGTCAACGCACAACCAGGTTTGCAACGCAGAGCCATCGGCGCAGGTGTGGGACTGGGGCGTGACAGAATGGTACGGCGTGGATGATGAACGAGTGGCATCTATCACAGAACAAAGAAGAAAAGAAGAGGGTGTTCAAAAAGCGATAGAGCAAATTCGTGAGAAAGTTAGGTGGTTTGTTCTTGAATCAAATGGAGTCACCGTTGTTCATTAACACCTAAACACAGAAGGAGAACCGGCCATGACAGTAGGCGAATTGAAAGCAATCCTAGAAGACCTCGAAGACGACGTTGAAGTTGTGATGCAGTACCAACCCAATTATCCGTTGAAGTCTGAAATCGCGGGCGCCACTTTGAAATCAGAAGTGGAAGGTGAGAAACCGGAATTCGATGAGGTTGACGTGCTGTATCTCGTCGAAGGCGAGCAAATAGGGTACGGGAACAAAGCGGCTTGGAATTTCTAGGCCGCTGTCAAACGTCGAAGGAGAACTAGTCATGAAACCATACGGCGTCAAAAGAAAAGACAGCTGGTGTTGCCCTGGGCACGACAAATTCCCTCGGGAAACCTACAGAAACAATCGAAGCAAAAGGGCGCAAACCCGTGACACCAAACTTGCGCACGGGATCGCCCGTTCTCGTGCTCGACTTGAGTTGAATCGACTTGTTTCTGAGGAAGCTTGAAACCAACGCAGAAAGGAGAACCGGCCGTGAACATACCGATTACAAACATAACGCACTTGGTGGATGTCGCGAAGACCTATTTGAAAGCACAAGGCGTCGAAGAGCCGAGTGAAGATCAACTCGCGGCTGCTATACATACGATCAGAACGCTCAACCCAATGCAGTTGAAAGGCGACTACACGCGCCCCGGTCACCACATCATTCGCATCCCAGACGGAACGCTTGCAGAGCGGATTTCGGACAGCTCTAATGAGTTGGCAGTGATGGGTCTGGCGTCCCAGTACACCCTTGGAAAGATCATTAGGGTGACTGTGAAGAATTCAGTGGTCACCGTGCACTATGACCTCGGATGCATCATGCTTTTTCATTCGACGGTGATGGAGATAGATGTTCTTTGGGGTGCCACCCATTGTATCCCTGGTGACATCGTGGATATGGCGCGCAGCCACGGGAAGTTTCGAGGAATCCACCACCCTTTCACGCATGCCAACGTTGATGTGTATAGCTATCAGCACGGGCACATCGACATCAAAGACCCAGACGTTGTGCGACCGAATGTTCCAGCATATCGCGAGGTGGCGATTTTGTTGAATGACAAGATGACCGTCGAGAAACAGTTGGTCCAATGAGTCGCCACATCGTACGGGTTGAACCAATTGTGTCGCGCAAATTCCAGGGCGCTTGTCGGATGCCGTACCCCGGGCGCCCTGGAGGCTGTCCCAACTTCGATCACAAACGCGGTTGCCCATCGGGGGTGCCTCTGTTCAACGAGGTATTCAGAGGGCCAGTTCACGCTGTATTCTATCGTTTCAACCTCGAAGCGTTCGGCGAACGAATGTTGGCGCGAAACCCGAAGATGACACGGAAGCAATCGCGTTGTCTCTTGTATTGGCAACCCCGGGCGCGTAAGCATCTTCGGGAATTGGTCGCATATACGCTGGAATGGTTCAGAGAACGAAACAAACGGCGAATGGCCTCGGTTTGCCCAGAAGCTCTTGGTGTCGATGTATTCACAACGATGCGAAACGCTGGTGTTGAGTTGGAATGGCCTGTAGAAAAGTGGGTGACACTCGTCGCCTTCGTCGCTCGCCCTAGAGATGGATACGCGGACACAGATTGGTGGCATATGATCGGGGGCGCCGAGTATCAAACAGAACCAAAGCACAATGAAAGTTCGGGTTTGATGACTTTTAGGAAGATCGGCGAAGCTCTGGATATGCACCCGGCCTATGCGCATGCGATTTACGAAAAGGCGTTGCGTAAATTGCGCCATCCTCGTAACCGTCGGGTGCTTCGTGATTTCATCGATCCTTCGCCCAACGACATCGGCCCTTCAGGCGCCGTTAAACGTCATCCGACTTTGGAAGAGATTGAAGAGTATGTGCAGAAATTTTGGCCAAGGTTGATTTGATGGAAGTCAAATACGACAACATCGAGATTTCATTGCCCACTGCGAAGTACATGTTGCGCAAATTGGGCGTGAAGCTCGAAGACGCGAAGCGCCTTGGGGCATTGATGCACCGCGTTGTCCAAGAGGCCATCGAGCGCGAACGAGATGCAGAAAAGACATTCGAGGCATTCAGGGAAACGAGGCGAAAAACATGAAGTGCAATATTTGTGGCCGCCGCGCTCGTTCGATGGTTGACATGCACGATATCGGCGGGCCTGTTCTGGGTCTTTGTTCCGATTGCAAAGGTGCGTTGATGAAGAAAATGAATAGGCTAAGAGGGAAGAGGGGTGTTGAATTGGAAACAGAGGTTACGAGGTGGGCGCTGTCTCGCTGCCGCAAGATTCACAACGAGAGGATACGGAAAACCAGATGGTTGTTGTGGCGCTAATGGAAAGGGCCTGTAGAAATATCTCGGCGATTGAACGCCGTATGCTCGCCTTCATCACAGAGCTTCGTGGCGTTTGGCTCCCGAGGTTGAAGGGGCGCCGCGCGAAGCGAATCAAAGACAAATTGGACGCTGTTGAAAAAGGGCTACGCGACTCACAATCCATGAGTCACGAGGATGACGTTACTGGCACGTAGTGCGGAACCCCTGTGCAAGTACACCTACACAATATTGACACTCGTTGCTTTTGGATAGATATTGGCAACGATTGGAAGTATTATTGGAGGATGGCCTTGGATATCAAAAGAATGTCATCAACCGTCACCACACAGGCGTCGAAGGATTGGGACGGCCACCAGCGTGATATGGATTTGTTGAAGGGACGCCTAGCCAAGGCTGTAAAGCGAAATGGTGTGCTCGTTGAATGTTGGAGTGAGACGTTGGATGCATTGATGCGCCATGGACGTCATCGCGCTGGATGCCCTCGAAAGACGAAGTCAGGAAAATGCAATTGCATCATTGGCACCGTTGTTGAAGAGTTGCGCACCAGAGGTGTAAAGAGAATATCGAAATTGCCTTGAGTCATCGTCCACCACCGCTTTTCAAAATAAAGCGCAGAGCAGACCGGAGGTGGCAATGCGGCGGATCAATACTGATATCACAAATTTCTTGAAAGACAAGACCAATGATGTTGTGGATGGTGATTTGGAAGCGCTGGCAACGATCGTCAACGAACTCATCGACGAGAAATGGGAAAGAGACGAGCAAGGCGATAGGAAAATTGAATTTCACGTGGTAGATCGCACAACAACAGAACCCTTACCATTCATTCCACTTCCTCGGCTTCAAGCTTCGATGAATAGCGAGGAGAAACTGAACGAATACGTAGGTTTGGCCGCCGCCAATGTTCGCCTTGCTCTCGAAAATCTCACCAACGCGTTGAAAATACGTGATGCTATGGTGAAAAATGAGTTGGAGAAGGCGGCCAACGGCTAACCCCTCGTGCGTCGTTCGGGTACGATACAATCATGTTGAAATTGACCAAATCAGAAATGATGGAAGCCATCACCCGAATCTATGGGCGGCTGGCTGAAGGGGCGAAAGACGCAGAGATCATCGAGGAGATGGGAATCAGCGCCGATGATTACGTGGCGCTGAAGACATCGATGTTTGACACGAAGGCCGACGAGATACGCACGCGGCCTATCGAACACGTGTACATCGACTATCTTTTGAAACAGTCGGAGAACGTCAAAGATCTCACCGACATGATCAAGGAATTCAAGACTACGAAGCAATACACGGCCCTCGTAGGAGCGGTTCGAGCGCGCAGTGACATCTATGACAAGTTGATCTCAGTCGGCCAGGATTGCGGCTTGATCCATCGCCAGCCGAAACGCAAAGAGATTATGGCAGGAGTGGTTGTTGCGGACCTCACCAACCTACAGCTCAAGAAAATGATCACGAAAGAGTTGGGCGATCTGAATGCGCTGATGTCGAGGTATGGAGAGCGCAGCATCATGGAAATTGACGCTGGCGAAATCTATCACGGGAAGGCCGAAAGCTCAGTAGTTCTGGATGATGAAGACGACGAGAGAGATTTGGATGTGCCCGCGATTTTAAGCTCAGCTCTTCCGTCACACAAACCAAAGTTCAAGAGTGAACGGGATCGCAGGGGTGCCCGCCGCGCGGGCAGGAAGGTGATGAAAGAATGAGCGGCGAAAAGTCGTTCGACGGGGCTGAAGCCTTGTCGAAGATCAGCGGCATTCCGAAATCAGAAGTGATGAAGATTTGGGAAGAGGTGAAAGCCAATCAACTAACATTGGACAGCTGCGAAGGTCCGCACGAATTCTTGAAAGACACTTCCATTCGCGCAAACAGATACAAGTGTACAAAGTGCGGCGGATGGGCTTCGGCTGAGGGTGCCGGTTGGTACAACAAAGGGCTTCAGCACGGGCGCGACGGCAAATGAAACTCGAAGAGTTGCGCGAGATGTTCTCGGGCAAATCACCCGAAGTAGCGCAACATCCCAAAGTGATCCCTGCGAAGAGGATCAAAATCACATTCGACGACATCGCAAGAGCTTCTGTCGATTTCGCGAACATCCCGGATACTAGGGCTGAAATAATCAATATGGAGGCGAGGAAGCGGTTGGATGAGAGTGTTATCGGCTCTCACTTCACAACAAGCCCGTCCAGGTTGTGGCTGCTCTCGACGCATTGCGACGGCGTTCTTTCGCCTTGTGGCGAGATTCCCACGAATGTTGTCAAAGCATTACCGATGCACACGCCATCAGGCGAGGCAGAAAATTGGTATCTGTGCGAACGTTGTGAAAAAGAATACAAAGAGAATTGGCTGGAAAGTTGTTCTGATTGGGACCTTCTTTCTTGCGAGAATTGCAGGACAAAACCGGCAAGGACCATCCCAGCGCTGACGCGTTATCCTTGGGATGGAACGGGTGAAGATCCCAATAGGCCGCTTGACCTCTGTTTTCGCTGTTCCCGTGATTACGTTGAACATTGGAAAAATATGTGGGGCGAGTATGCTTCAACCAGATTTTAACGATTGGAGTCGATTTTGGTTGACTTCCAATTACAAATAGACTATGATCCCCGTATAACTGAAAAAGGAGAACCGGCCATGACATGTTCACGCAAACACACAGTTCCACAAATACCAGACGAATATTGGAAGTGTTCGAAATGTGGCGAGGTGGATAACTTTGTCCTTGAACCGCCTGAAGGGATGGAAGACAAGGATGAAGATTGTCCATTGCTACATGATGACGATGATTGTGTCTGCTATTCGTGTGGAAATGCGACGACAGCCAAGCGCTTCGCCGCTTCGTTCGCGAAGAAAAATGACTTAGTCGCTTGTCCTTGTTGCGCGGGCAAGGGCCTATTGCCGTCGAAGAAAGCCGCCTCGATCAAGGAGAAGTTGAAATGACAGAATCTATCATTCGCCCTATGTTGGCTGGACAAATCAAGGATGAAGAAAAACTCAAGTATCCGTTGATTGCTTCGCCGAAGCTTGACGGAATACGGTGCTTGAAGATCGAAGGGCGAGTGCTCGCGCGCTCTCTCAAACCGATCAAAAACAACTACATCAGAACTGTGTTGGAGGAGTTGCTACCCGACGGTGTGGACGGGGAGTTGATGGCTGGAGACACATTCCAGGCATGCACGTCGGCTGTGATGTCTGAAGATGGTGAACCAGAATTCAAGCTGTGGTGTTTTGACATGGTTGGCGGAGATTTGAAACAACCGTACATCGACAGACTTCGAGCGTTGAAGAAAGCCATAGTCAAAATCAATGACCCACGCGTTGAATTCGTTCCAATCAAATCCATCAACTCAAAAGAGGAATTGGACGAGTGCGAGAAGAAGTGCTTGGCCGAGGGGTTCGAGGGCGTAATGGTGCGAGATCCGTGTGGCCCTTACAAATGTGGTCGCAGCACCGAACGGGAAGGCTGGTTGTTGAAGCTAAAGCGCTTCGTGGACTCTGAAGCTGAAATCATCGGTTTCGAAGAATTGATGCACAACAACAACGAAAAGAAAACCAACGAGCTTGGTCTGACACAGCGTTCCACGGCAAAGGCCGGGAAGGTGCCGGGCGGAACGCTCGGGAAATTTCTTGTGCGTGATCTGAAAAGTGGCGTCGAAGGAAGGATTGGTACAGGGGTTGGTCTGACGCAAAAGCTCAGGCAGGCGATTTGGGACAATCGAGACGCATATTTGGGCGCTGTTGTCAAATACAGATACCAAGAAATTGGTGTGAAAGACAAAGCACGCATCCCAGTCTTCATCGGCTTCCGCGACAAAACAGATCTGTAATCATCCTGTAGCAATCCAAACACATAGGTAACAGCGAGAGGAACGCCGCAATGTCGGAAAGATATGCCAACATCCAAGAGTCATTGCAAATGATGGCAAAATGGGCGGCGTCTGTTCGTCCGCTGTTGATGGAGTTCATACCTGGTGTGGTTGATGATGAGAATAGACAGAATCTGCTTGACTTCGTTGGTGCGATGGATAAAATATCGGCGTTACTTTCGACATTCAAAGAAATTGAACAGACGTTTTTTGACTCGATGATGGTCATTCAGCGTTGCGGCGCGCACCTTGAATCGAAGCTCAAGAGAGACTTCACAGAGAAGGCCCCTTGCCCACCGGTGCGCGTCGAACTAAACCACCCGGTACACAATCCATTTTTCCACAGGCCGGAAGACTTGAACTAATGGATGCAGATCAACTGATCATAGACCGTCTGCGAGAAGTGATCAGAGATCTTGAAGTGCGAGTCAAAACACAACGCGCCGAACACGAAGCGGACGCTGTCCGCCGCCTCATCGCAGCACTAAACAAACCCATCCAGAATAGCATCGCACACGGAAACACCGTTGTTCAAATTGGGCTTCTGCGTGCCATAAATGAAGAGTTCAACGACTCGATAGGTACAAAGAAACAATGCGATGGAACCGTGGTTGAGTTCGTCGTTCGAGGCGATGATGGCGGAACAACACAGCATACCAAAGGCCAAGGCGAGGATATCAGCACTTCAATTCAACGTGCGTATTCTGAAACGCAAAATGAAGGAAGCTGAAAAGAAATATGAGGTTGCATTTCGCGCATGGAGACGAGTCGACGACAAGTTGATCGACGCCAAGCATGATCTAGAAGACACCCTAAGAAAGCAACGGATCGAAAAAGAAAAACCAGCGCGACCTTGCCGCTGAACCTCCATACGGTTTATGCTTTGGCCTACTGTTGAAGTCGTAAACACCCATTGGAGGAAGAAACAATGTCATCCGGCGTAACAAGAACAAAGACGGGTTGTGTGGTTGGTACAGGTGCTTCACTTGACGTGAAAACCGTAGGCTTCCAACCGAAGTATGTGAAGGTGGTCAGCGTTGCAGGGTTGGTCCAAGAAGAGTGGTATGAAGGGATGACCGAAGGTGATGCTGTAAAGCAGGTCACCGACGGAACGCTCAGCCACATCACAGGCGATACAGGGATCACTCCTCTCGTCAACGGCTTTACGATCGGTCTCGACGTAAACATCAACGTTGCAGGAGTGCCAGTATACTGGCTAGCTGTAGAGTAAGGCGACTCGGGCGTGGGCAACCGCGCCCAAACCTTTCCCGTACAACAGAGGGTTGAGTCATGGCAGATACGTCCACAGCACCGAAGACGGCGCCGCAATACACACACTACAGGACGGTCACCGGCGCCGTGGATACGCTTCCCGAGACGACCAAAGCACACGGAATGAACGCGGCCATATTCGAGCGAGCGAACATCCAGGTAGTTCCATCAGACGGGGCCAATCCAACGGTTGACGTGCTTTGGTGGAGCGATGAGGCGGATGCCTTCATCCAAGAGCACACCAATATCCAAAAGGCGGGCATTGGCGCTGACACACCGTATGAATTCACAATCGAAAGCCTTGGCAGGATATTTTTTGTTGCAGTGACGAGCGGCGTGGCAGCGGGACAGACAGCAAAAATTTTCGTGTCTGGCTACGGGTTGGACGAGTAGGAGTTTGCGATGGAAGGCCATTCGCTGGTGCGCACACGGCTGAAAAGAATGCCCGATGTTGTGACCATTTTGAACAAGAATGGCTCAAATGTCACGCTGGTTTCGGAAGGAATGCTGAAGTGTCGATGTAAATCCTGCGACACCACATTCTACATGTCCAGTGATATGGCACAAGTTTGTCCCTGCTGCATTGGCAGAGAGATTGAAAAAGTGTGGACAAGGCCGCAGACACTTCTCGTGCCTGAGAATGAATTGCCGATAGCGAAGGCTGCCGCTAAAAACAGCGCACGAGGACGTTGATGTTTACGCCTTCGGCCGCTGCGAAGCTCGTGCCACTGATTGGCGAGGGGTCAAAGTCAATCGAACACGCAGAGCGCTCCCAGCTCATACAATACTATCAGCATTGCAAAGCGATGGGATCCGAATGGATCAAGCGCCAAATCATTGACAACAATCGAATCGATATCCTTGCAATGGCTGTGTTAGGTTATGAGGTGCAGCCGTTCCACATGTCGATGATGAAGTATCAGTTTCAGCACCCTGACTCGCTACAGCTCGCTTTTCGTGGCGCTGGAAAATCGACCGTTCTTACCATCACAAAGACAATTCACTATCTTCTGAAAAATCCGAACCTGCGAGTGCTCCTGGCGTCGAAGACATCGACCAACGCCGAAGCGTTTCTGAAAGAGATCAAAGCGCATTTTGAGTCCAACGAGATGTTGACCAATCTCTTCGGTGCCTATTACGATTCCAACCGCGTCACAAAGTGGGACAACCGTGAGATTGAGGTTCTTCCACGAACGCAGCGCACGAAGGAAGCGAGTGTTACTTGTGTTGGCGTCGAGGGAACGGTTGTTGGAAAGCACTACGACATCATCATCAGCGATGACCTCGTTGACGAGGAGAACACGCGCACGAAGTACATGCGCGATAAGACACAACAATGGTATTACCAAACACTAGATCCAACGCTTGAGCCGCCGTCATCAACCGTTCCACATCGAGGTGAACACCATCGCCTCGGCACCCGATATCATTATGATGATTTGTACGGCCACTTGATCGCGAATGAGCTGAAGCATCACCACAACATCATTCGCGCCCTCGACGAGCGCGGGAGAAGCCCTTGGCCGTCGAAGTATCCGTCAAAATGGTTCAAGGAGAAAAAACGCAAGTCAGGCGTAATCATCTTCAACGCACAGTACCAATGCGACACCGAAGCGATGAAGGGCGAGGTGTTCCAATACGACGATTGCCAGAAGGTTGATGACGATCAGATCCCAGGCGGCCTTCGTATTTACATGGGAATCGATTTGGCCATCAGCGAAAAACAAGCGGCCGACCACTTTGCGATTGTAGTCGTAGGGAAAGACAGCACAGACAGATACTACGTGCTGGATTGGTACGATGGACAACTGCGGTTTTCAAAACAGACAGCGAAAATCATCGAATACTACAACAAGTGGGACCCAATACGGGCATCTATCGAAACCAACGCATATCAAGAAGCACAATACCAACAGTTGAAAGACGGCGACAAGGATATTCGTTTGTTGCCTACGAAGCAGGACAAGGACAAGATCACCAGGGCGTGGAAATTGTCGCCAATGTTTGAAGACAAACGCGTTTTTTTCAAGAAGAATATGGACCTGATGATCGAACAACTTGTCTTGTTCCCCAACTATCGATACAAGGATTTGTTCGATGCCTTGGATCTAGCCATCGGGGCAAGCAAGAAACGCAAAAGGAAATCACGCAACAAAGAACCCGGCGTGATTTAAGAGAGGTGGCTGATGGAAAAAACTGTGTCTAGCGTGGTCAGCGCGGTCGCCACCAAGTCAGGGATGCACACGAATCAACAGGCTCTCGACGGCATCCGAGGGAAGCACGGAAGCGTACGGGCGCGAATCATCGAGGTGCAAACACAGAAAGATTTCACGGCAGACCCATCGTCACCTGGAAAGTCAAAGAAGGAAAACACAGACCCTGTCACGAAGTTGGTGAAGAGCGGTCAAGCTCTCCAGCCGCCGTTTGATCTTCTCACACTCTCGATGCTCCCGGAGCACAGCACAGAGCTGGGGCAATGCATCGAGGCCATGGAAGGTAACATTGATGGCTTTGGGCATCGCCTCGTGTCTCGGATGCGACTTGAAGACGAGGGGCTTGAGATCCCCGAAGCCATCAAGAAGGAAATCACCAAAGAACGAGTCAAGCTAATCAACTTCTTTCAGTATGCTTGTGGTGATGATTCGTTTGTGAAATTCAGAAAGAAGTTGCGCAGAGACTACGAAACAACTGGCAATGCTTATTTTGAAGTCATTCGTGACATGGCTGGTAAAATACAGGGTTTTCGCCACATCCCGTCGCACCACATATTGATCGGCGGTCTGGAAGAGAAGGATCAGTTGGTTGATCGTCCTATCCTTGAACTCCAAGAAGATCTCAGTGTGGAGATCAAAAATGTAAAGGAGTGGCGAAAGTTCAGACTGTATGCACAGGCTCGAACCGTCACAACCAAAAACCTATCCACATACACCGGGAAGACGCGTTGGTTCAAACAACTCGGCGACCCAAGGATGTACGATTACGAGACGGGAGCCGTGGCAGACGAGACTCTGCCGCATGAAAGACGTGCCAACGAAATTGTTCACATTGCCAACTATTGCGCTCGAAGTCCATATGGCCTGCCCAGATACATTGGAAATCTCCTAAGCATCTTTGGCGATAGGGCCGCTGAAGAAATCAACTTCATCACATTTCGAAACAACAACATTCCATCGATGGTTGTGTGTTGTTCGAATGGACAGCTCACAGAAGGAACGATTGCGCGAATTGAATCGTTCGTTGAATCGCAAATCCAAGGCAGCGACAATTACTCTAAGTTTCTGATCCTCGAAGCTGAAACTGATTTAGAGGGTGAAGACGCGGGGCAAGTCAAGCTCGATATCAAGCCGCTCGTGAAAGAGCAGCACAAAGATGCCCTGTTCCAAAACTACTCCACCAACAACCAAGACAAGATCCGCCGCTGCTTCCGCCTTCCGCCGCTGTTCGTGGGCCGCGCCGATGATTACACACGGGCGACAGCAGACGCCA